TTTTCTCTAATGGTTGATAGGAGATTGTACAAAACGAAATGCGAAGGAGTGTTCAGGAAACCAACTATAACAACTGAAAACATGTATATTTATGAATTTATTAGCATGAACAGACATAAAATTTCTCATTTGTTGACTTGTAGGGAGATGAGCTGCGCTCTATTAGCAATGTGGCAAAGCTTATACAAAGTAAAATCTTACAAACATGCTGGAGACTTGAAAGATCAACTATTGAACAACTACGCCATGACCCTTTTAGTGTATTTAGAAGACAAGCAGCAAACTTCTGTTAATTTGCAATTAGTTCGATATGGGTATATGAGTCTAATGACTGGTAATTATTTGGAATTAAATCCTTTGAAGATAATAAACAAAATGAACGTTAGGATAAGGAGCAGATTAGGCCTTTGGTGTTTTAAAAACATTATGCAGACTTTTGCTAGAATGACAGTCACCCCTCCTAGAATCTTAGGCAATGGTGAGAAGAATGATATATTAAGAGCTTTAAACCAAGAAGGTCAAGTTATCTCTGAAGACGACATATCAAGTGATTCTTTTGAAGGTTTACTGTCTTGGGTTGATGGTAGTGAGTTAGGAAATTTCGAGAAAGCTCTAGCTCTTAGTTATCCTTGTGTTTTGCACAACAAAAATGAGTCAGACGTCACTAGTGGTTCCTTAAAGATAATCACTAAGATAGTAGAACAAGAAATCAAAATGCGGTATGCTAGAGAGGAACATCTAGGGAAAATAGACTTACCTGAAATCGCTGACTATAAAGACCATGAATTTTCTGGCAACTACGTCTTATTGATGGCTCACACAATAAGAAAGTTCTTAAACAGGAGGTTTGGAAATTATGAAAATAGATTTTTAAAACGCTTTGTGCAAATAAATTTCAACTTTAGCGCCGATATACTCTCCACTTATAAAGTTTCAGCGATCTATCCAAAAAGTCCAAAGCCTAACTTGAGAACAGAAATTGTTAACGGGAAAGTGAAGGTTTCTGTAGAAGATAAAACCTTGGCAACTAGAGCTAAGGTTTTGCAAAGAATCGAAGAAGACTTAAAAAGCGATAAGATAGGTCATCATCCTCTTGCTGACATTGATAGAGTTTTAAATAGGCTCAAGCCTGTTGGTATTTTCGCTAATCTTTTCAGGAAACCACAAATTGGAGGAGATAGAGAGATCCTTGTTCTCACATTGGATTCAAGATTAGCCATCTTGTTCCTCGAGACTTGTGCTAAAGTTATTTGCGAAGATATACCTAGTGAAACAATAACAAAGGGAACAGAGAAGCTCAGAATGTCTGAGCAACATCACAAACTCTTGTTGGATGTTATTAGATTCCAACAATTGGATAAGAAAATTGATAGTATAGATTCAGCAGACGCAAAAACCTGGTGTCAACAGTTCGTTATGCCTGTGTTCGCTTATTTCTTGAAACCTTTGCTTCCAGAAGTTTTTTACAACGTATGCGTTCAGGTATTAGAATTGATGGCAATGAAACATTTAGAGTTGCCTATGGAACTAATGAAAGTTTGGTTGAAACATCCTGATGAAGATCAAATGAACGAAGCCATGAACGAACTGAAAAGGCAATTTCTGAACGAAGACGGGTTACATGACATGCTGGATGCTTTCACGAAATTATTTGTAAATGTTAGCAACATGGGACAAGGAATACTTCATGACAATTCTTCATTGTTGCATGGAGGAGCTCAGATGCTA